TGCACACTTCTATCATTCTGTGCCAATTCTGCTTGACAACGGTACTGTTGGTTTGTACAATTTGGGTAGATTGATCGGAGGACAGGCATGAACAAGGCGGCGAAGCTGAACCGGGAGGCGTGGCTGCGGGCGGCCTACGCGCTCCTCCGGCGGAAACTCCTCAAGGAGGCGCCCGAGCACGTCGCGATCTCCTGGAGCTTTCCCGCGAAGGGCGGCACGTCGGCGACCCGGCGCCGGATCGGCGAGTGCCACTACAAGGGCGCCTCGGCCGACGGCGCGATCGAGGGCGATAGGGTCCTCCTGGTCTCCCCGACGCTCAAGACTCCCTTCGACCTGATCGACACCCTGCTCCACGAGATGGTCCACGCGGCGCTGCCGATGGGCTGCGGTCACCGGGCGCAGTTCTCCCGGCTGGCGGCCCGCGTCGGCCTCGTGAAGCCCTGGACGTCGACGAACCCCTCGCCCGAGCTGGCGAAGCGGATCAAGTCGGAGTTCCTCCCGGCCCTCCCGAAGTGGCCCGGCGGCTTCCTGCAGATCCACGCGACCCAGAAGAACCGCCAGCTCAAGGCGACCTGCGACTGCGGCCGGATCATCCGCGGCTCGGCGAAGCTCTTCGCCGCGGGATCGATCATCTGCGGCCTCTGCGACAGCGAGTTCACCCAGGAGTAGCCCGTGTACACGACGACTTCGAGGAAGAAGGAGGATACGATGATGGTCACGGAACCCCGGACTGACCGGCCGGTCGTGAAGCTGTTCAACGGCCGGTACACGATCGAGTCGACCCAGACGGGCGAGCACCGCACGTTCTGGGTCCGGCGCCAGGACGACAAGGCGGATTTCGCCCCCGGCAAGCGCATCGTCTACCTGCTCACCGGCTCCCAGAACGACGACCTGGACTGCTACACGCCCTTCGCCTTCGTCGACGACGGCGGCATCCGCGTCTGGGCCTCGAAGGCCAAGCCCGGCGCCCGCCCCGGCTCCGACGGCAGCCGCTGGATCCAGTTCGCGGACCTGCTCTGGACGCTCGCCCTGGACGGCGCCTTCTCGCCATGGGCCGACAAGGGATTCCGGATCCTCATGGAGGGCGCCTGCGTGCGGTGCAACCGGCCTCTGACCACGCCTGAGTCGATCCGGCTGGGGATCGGACCCATCTGCCTTGAGCTGGGGTTCTAACGATGACTCCGAAGCAGGCGCTCGCAGTCCTCCAGGAGGACAACGTCGTCACCGTCCGGCCGGACGGCTGGTTCTACATCCACCAGCGTCCGGCCGTCCGAGATCTCGCCCGGTTCGTCCTGGCGATCAAGTCTCTCGGCGCGTGGAGCGTCGAGACGACGCTCGGCAAGGCCAAGGTTCGCGTCACGACCGGAGGTATCGACGCGAGGGACGGCATCATGTTCAAGATCGAAGAGGATGCTGTGAGCCGCGTTCCCGCCCCTCCGTTCCCGTACAAGTACACCCCGCTGTACCGGCCCCCTGGCTTCGCGACCGTTCCGGATGGCTGGGTCCTGGTGGAGCGTCCGCGGATGTCCTGCGGCTTTGACCGCCGGACGGAACTCCCGCTTTCCGAGCACACGTTCGGCGTGATCGCGTACTCGAAGCCCCTGACCGAGGACGAGATCCGTCAGTACCAGTTGATGCCCGTCTGAAAGGAGGAACCATGTTCTGCAGCACCTGCATCGCGCAGCCCGGTCACAAGAGCTTCAAGGCCGAGGTGATCGCCGACAACTCCGGCGAGTGGGTCGCCAACGGCCTGCGCTTCGCCACCCACGAGGAGGCCGAGGCGTACGCCAAGGACCTCTTCTCCAGGTGGATAGCGGTCCGGGAGTGGCGCGTCGTCCCGTCCCAGGATCCCGTGAACAGATAGAAGGAGGAGACCATGGCTCTACATCCCGTCGTCCGTCATGCGATCGCGGACCGGCAGCCTCCGCGCATCCGCGGTATGAAGTCCGGAACCGTCACTGTCGCGATCGTTGTCCGACTGAATATCGATCCGGATCGGATCACGAGGTGCTGGCCCAGCAAGGAGTACAAGCTCATCCTGACCGCCAGGGAGCGGACCTGCCTGGACCCATTCCAGATGACGCTCTTCGGAAACAAGGATACGCGCCGGACCGCCAGTCTGGTCATCAACAGGCGTCGCGCGTGGCTGCTGTCGGTCACGAACTCCGGGATCATTGTCTTCACGTACTCGAAGATTCAGAACGCACGGTGAACGGTAGGCCCCTTCGGGGGCTCTCCGCCCGCTGAAGCGGGAGAAAGAGACAGGGTGGGTAATGAGGCGATTCGGAATGCTGGCGGCCCTGGCGCTCATGGTTTTCTCTGGAATCGGCTGCGCGTGCGCCGATGGCAACAACCGTGGCTGGTTCGGATCCACGTCGTACGCGGCCTGCAACTTCTCTTGCTGCCAGAAGGGGCGCGAGCAGGATTGCCGGTGCTCGACGGCGTGCCCGTGCTGGAGGCGGCATCAGTAATCCAGGAAAGCGAGGAAAGGAGGTCACGATGCGATCGAAGGACGTAGATCCCGTGAAGGCGCCGAGGTTGCACGCCGCGCTCGTGCGCCAGGAGGAGCGCCAGCTGGCGGAGTGGAAGCGCGTGGAGGAGCTCAAGCGGAGGGGCAAGGACGGCTCGGCGAAGCGACTCGTCCGGAAGATCCTGGGCGTCAAGAAGGGCCCGCCGATGGACCAGGACACGAAGGAGTACCTCGCCCAGCACAAGGCGGAGCACTCCCAGGAGATCGCCGAACGCAAGCAGCAGGAAAAAGAGGTCCGCGAGCGGACCATCGCGTTGCTCACGACCGGGAAGAAGAAGGGACGTAAGTAGCAGCGCACGCTCGACGTGGCGGCCTCCCGCGTGGAGGCCGCCTAGCGATGAGCGAGTGCTCTGAACGGAGGGATCATGAACGATGTGACGAAGCTGCCGAAGTGGGTGCAGGACAAGATCCAGGTCCTGGAGATGCGGCTCCAGGAGATGACGAAGCGTGCCAGGGCGTACGAAGAGAAGACGCAGACGCCCATCTACATCCGGAACCTTTCGCCGCTTCCGGACGAGAAGCCTCTCTACCTCCCGGCCGACAAGGCGATCAGGTTCATGACCGGCAAGGGTGATTGGGAGTACGTCGACGTCCGAATCCGGAAGACGGCCGAGTACCCCGAGTGCTTCATCGAGCTGATGTCCGGAGGCGACATCCACATCGCCCCCGAGGTCCGGAACGTCTCTAGGGTCTTCGTGAGGTAGACCATGAAAGCCTGCGTGACCTGCTCAAAGCCCGCGAACCTGGGGATCTGCATCGCCTGCGCCGAGCGGGCCGAGTCGCTGCTCTTCGCTGTTACGCCCTGGACGCCGTTCGAGAGAGGGACGATCCATCCCGACATCGCGAAGGAGGGGTTTGACCAGTGCTGGAAGAACTCCCGCTACACGGTCCTGGTTCGCTACATGAAGGATGCCTACGGGGACGACCTCGTCCACCTGTCCGTCAAGCGGAACGACAAGAACCCGATGCACGACTGGCGCGACATGCAGCGGATCAAGAACGAGATCCTGGGCGACGAAGAGGAGGCGATGGAGCTCTACCCGGCCGAGAGCCGACTGATCGACACGGCGAACCAGTACCATCTCTGGTCTTTCCCTGAACGTCGGGCGCCGTTCGGATATCAATCCATGCGCTGCGTCATGGAGGAGGTTGGAACCGCCGCAGGCGGAGGAGGAAAGCAGCGACCCTTCGAGAAGAAGCCGGACGATCTCATCACCGACGCGGAGTGGACGAAGCTCTTCACCGAGAAGAGCCGTCAGCGCCAGCTGGCGAACGCGGCCGGAGATCTCCTGGAGGCGCTCAAGGACTGCATGAGTCAGATCGAGTCGTACGATCCCGGCGGCTGCAAGCCCGGCCTGCCGTACGACCGGCTGAAGCAGGCTCGCGCGGCAATCGAGAAGGCGACTGGTGAGCAGAAAGTTTAGCGTGCCTGGGGTCTCCGGCTTGTGCCGGACCTGGGGCGTAATACCCCTCTCCATCTGGGCCGGGCGCCATCAGCCCCGGCCCAGCCTTGCGGGCGGCCCTGCGTGGACCGTCCACGAGGTTTTAAGGAGGAGCGATAGTGATCAAGAAAGAGACCTGCCGGAGTTGTGGGAAGGAACTGAAGATGTCGACGCGGTCGATGGAGGTTCTGAAGGGCTCGACGCCAAGCATCTACCAGAACGACAAGGACTGGCCGAAGCTGTTCGGCCAGAAGGTCCTGAAGGTCACGAAGCGAAGCCAAGTCTATCACGGCGACGAGCAGCATCGCGAGAAGCACGAGCTGGCGGTCTGCTGGCTTGGTGACTACGAGGGCTACGGCAGCTCGCCGGACCGGATCGCGCCGCTCTTCTGCACGCTCCGGTGCTCCCTGTCCTTCGCCGAGAAGGCGTACCGAGCTGGCTGGAGAATGTCTAAAATAGGCCTTTTCTAAGGGCCTATTTCTCACCGGCAACCAGGGGTATTTTGACGGAAAAACAGTGTGGAAAAGCGGTGGAGAGACGGTGGAAGTATGGGGAAGGGTGAACTGATCAATCCGGCGGAGCGGCTCCGCCTTTTCTTCGGGAAGATCTGGGTCGGGCCGTTCACGGGGTGCTGGCACTGGACCGGCGCGATTCGGCGCTGGTCCCGCGAGCCCTGGGACGGCGGCTACGGCGCCTTCTGGGACGGCCAGCGCGTCGTCCGGGCGCACGTCTGGCTCTGGCGTCAGTACTTCGGGGCGCTGCCGCCAGGGAAGGTGCTCCTGCACGACTGCGACAACCGGAAGTGCGTGAACATCTTCCGGCACATCCGGCCCGGTACCCAGCTCGAGAACGTCCAGGACATGCTTGTCAAGGGAAGAGCGATTCACCAGCGGAAAAACGGTACAATCAACCAGGGAGGCGTTCATGGCGAAACGGAACAACGGGGCCCAGCCGCGTCCGAGAGTGGTCCGGACCGGCCTGTCCCGGTCGATCCTGCTGACGCTGGAGAGCGGCGAGGCGACGATCGAGGAAGTGCTCCAGCGCCTGGGGCCGCGGCAGAAGCCGATCACGGCCGGGGCGGTCTGGGTGATCCTGGAACGCGCGATCCGGAACGGACTCGTCCGCTCGAACCGGCGTGAGGAGCCGAAGCCGTACAAGTATAAGCTGACTGACGGCGGTATCCGTCGGGTCACCTGGATCAAGGGAGCCTTCAAGCGGCAGGCGAAGCCCGCGCTGCGGGCGGTCGCGAACCCGCCGGTCGAGGCTGAAGAGGAGGAATAGTCCGATGGTCCGCGAACTGCAGATCCCGACCCAGATGACTGCGGCGCTCAAGCGGATCGCCGACATGTTTGTCGAGTCGTTCGCCCAGGTCGGCGACAAGATCCACAAGGACATCAGGGATCAGTACCGCGACTGGGCCCGTCAACAGTTCGACTCGTTCGTTGAAGCGGTGAAGACCAGGACCGGACCGTTCGAGACGATCGACTACAGGGGTCGCCGCCACGCTCCGTACGAGCACCGGGACGACTGGCTGATCGTAGACAAAGAAGCCAAGAAACGCTGGGGCTACAAGCGCATCGAGACCTGGGAGGATTGGAAGCAGCTTCGCCCGTTCGAGCTTACGTACAAGATCGTCGATCAGAAGGCGGACGAAGCGTACGAGCGGGCAAGGGACTCCTTCGTCTTCAAGAACCTGGATAAGATGAAGGAGATCCTCGGGAAACGCACGGACCTAAAGAACGCCGTCACGAAGTTCGACCTGAGGCGAAACGCTCTGGCCGGGAACGTCCAGCTCTACCTCGAAAACGTCTACATCCGGGCGGACGTCGGTCTCAAGTACGTCGTTCGGACGATCCCGAACCTGACGCCGTACCTGCAGTACCCCCTCGTCTTCGTCGAAGCCGACATCAACGGCAAGCACTACGCCAGACCGAGCGAGCAGGAGCTCCGGAACCTGCTCAGCGGAAAGACGGACGAGCAGCACGCAGCCGAGAAGGCGGCGGAGCAGATCGCTGCGGGATTCTGCCCTGGCAGCGGCAAGCATGTCTCCGACAAAGTCTGGAGGCAGATCTACAACAGAATGAGCAAGTACACGACGTGTCCCGACTGCGGCCAGGGGGCGAGCGTTTCCAGCGGTGGGAATTTCCTGAAGCACAAGACCAAGACCGCCGTCAAACTGTCGGCCGCGCAGAAGCTCACCGAGTCGGGCTACTGTTCGATGTCGAAGGAGAAGGTTCCGAACGAGATCATCGCCCAGGTCGGACCGGTCGACGGTTACAAGGACCCAAAGGTGCTGTGCCCGAGCTGCAAGCAGCAGGTCCGGGCGTCGGCCGAGAGGGAGTGGATCCGGGACAAGTTTCTCACTCCCGGAGGCTATCCGACCAAGGCGATGGTGACGTCGGCCCGCTACCTGAAGCATAAGCTCGCGCCGTAGGGTTGGCACACTTCCACCCTTCTGTGCCCATGTGCGACCGGGGGCGGAGGGTTAATGAGGGTCTACGCAATACAAAAGTCGAACTGCCCTCTTCGTGTCCAGATGTCGGACAATGAAGTTGCGGCAGCGATTCAGTGTAGAGGCGAGGACGGAGTGCCGTTCTACTGGCTTCCGGTCTCGACAGAGCTCGCCAAGATGTTGATCATCGAGCACCAGATGAAGATGATCTTCGAGCTGCCGGACACGCCGCAGAGTCAGATCACCTGAGATCGACGAAGTCGAGCAGCTTCGTCGGCATCGAGTGGAAGCCGCACCGCTCCGCGGGAGGATCGCCGTAGGGCCAGTTGTGAAGCACGCTCGGGTGGACGTTGCCCTGGCCGTCGATGTCGTGGCCGTGGACCTCCGTCCCCAGGCGGCGCCAGAGGGTGCAGAGCGTCTTGCAGTCTGGATCGCGGAGGTAGATGAGAAGCCAGAGCTTCTCGAGATCGACGCCATCCTGGGTCCACTTGATCGGCCGACGGATCCAGGCCCACTCGCCGACGCCGATGTCGTTCTCGTTCTCGATGACGCCAGTCGAGTCGGCCTTCGCCGCGCGACGGAAGCTGTATGATCCGGTCGTTGGCATCAAGACTCCTGCAGCGGCACCGGGAAGACGATGATGTGCCCAGGCTGAATCTTCACGCCTTCAATCTTGCGCCAGCTGTAGCCGCCGCCGGACTCGTACACGTTCGGCGGGATATCGACGCCGTACGCCTCTCCTCCCAGCTGTGCGATCGTCCAGGCGTGGTCGTCTCCGTCTTGACCGCCATCGAAGAGCTCGACGTCGGAGACGTTCGTGGAGATCACGTCGGCCAGAGCCTGTGAGACCTGATCGCAGATACCGCCGCCTCCGAACTCCTCGTCCATGCCTTCTTCGTCCTGGTTCCATTCGTCGTAGACCTTCTGAGCGGCCTCTGCGAGTAGAGGTTTTAGCTCTTCCAGTTCCCTTCGAAATGAAGACATCGGCATTGCACACCGCAGATTACTCAAGGGAAAGGCTATCGGCATATGCCTTTGCGTCGGATACTCTACGCCAAATAGCGCACTTGTCCGGACCTCCGACTTGGGCTCCATTGATTCGCATTCTCCAGGCGTAGATCTGCTTCACCATCGCGCGGCTTCGTGCTGGCGGCTCGTATGCGACTACCCTGGAAATCTCGTAGCGATTCTTACCGTCGGAGGCAACCCAAGCACCGCGAGGTGATTTGCGCCAAGTCATCCGAACACCTTTAAGGAGGATTATCTAGGAACCACCGTAAAGACTCTGCGCCCACGCCCGATCGCCGACGGGAGAAAGTCGTAGGACACCGTTACGAGTCTCATGCGCTCGAGAGCCCTGATCGGCTTTTCCATTAAGCCGTTGTACCTCTGCGGGCCGTTTGTGGTGACGTCCTCGAGAATCTCTCTCATGGCTCTGGTCATTCTGACCTGCGGGTTTTGTATGGGACGGATTCTGTATGGCGCATAGATCTCCGCCTTGATCCGTCGAAGCTTGTTGGCCGCTCGCTGAGATGCCTTGAAGGCGCTGGCCTGGATCCTATTAATCTCGGCGCTGAACGCAGCTTCAGCCCTCTCGACGGCGGCGTTGATAGCCAGCTTTTGTTCCATAGTCAAGTGCTCGATTGACCATGCGAATCCTTCCTGGCTGTCATACATGCTTCTGTCGACCATCTTTACCTTCCACCGAGAATTGCACTCATGCTAACAAGAGTGCCTAGAGCAGCACTCCGTAGCTGACCTTTCCCTTCAGAACAATGAAGCTGTGTACACGGCCACATTTGTTACAGCCCGCTTTGCCGTCAACGATGACGCCGAGATGGCCGTCGTGGCAACTCCGGCAGGGCCGCGGCTCGATCGGCGCCGGGACTGGATCCTGGATCACGCCGCCGTGTTCGGACATCCAGTGCTCCCGGCGCAGCTCGGTCACGCCCGGAGCTCCTGGAGCGTCCGTCGGTTGTACCGGAGACTCTCGAAGCCGAAGACCTCGCGAGCGATACGGTCGGCTTCCTCCTGGACGGCTTTCGGTGTGCCGCGAGACCTCGGCCTGGACTTCATGTGCTCCGGGTAGCGGAGCCGGGTCCCGACGATGTGTCCGAGCTCGTGGGCCGACATCCCCAGGATCTCCTCGTCGGTCAGCTCGTCCTCGGCCGCCCGCGCGAAGCAGACGACGTGGGACTCGTGGCCGGTGTGGGCGAACTGGCGCCACTTGAGCCGGTGGTCACGGTCGGCCAGCTCGCAGAAGCGAACCTCAACCTTCGCTATCCAGGGGAACCGGAGCGACGCGTGCGCCCGGATGAGGTTAAAGAGGCAATTGATGCGGCCCACGTCAATCCTCCACCCCAGGCCGTCGGCTGCTGGGCAGCGGCTTGAGCTCCCGGTCGACCCGCTCGGCGATCTTCTTCAGCGACGAGACGGTGTCGCGGTTCTGGCTCAAGCCGAAGTAGCCCATCTTGAAGGCGATCTCGAGACGCTTGAGCGAGACGAGGCCGACCGGGATCGCGTAGCCGATCGCGAAGGTCGCGATCCCGACGCCCATGACGATCGGCACAATGAAGGCGAGCGTCTGAAGTTGCACGCCGCGACTGATCGCGGCGCCGACCGCCAGGAGCGCCAGGACCGCCAGGATTGAAGCGACGGCGCCGCAGGACACGAAGATCCGGCGGACGTCCCGCGCGTGCTCCTCCGGGGTCGGGATGTCCTCGAAGGCGATCGGCTGGAGCTCGTGGGCCTTGTTCAGCTCTTCCATGGCTAGACCCGGGTCGACCTCTGGTCCTCGTAGATCGCGTAGGCGTCCTCGAAGCCCTGCTCCATGAGCGGCGTCGCCCGGCCGGGCGGCTGGAAGGGGTTCTCGCGGGTCTTGAGCGGCATCGCCATCTGGACGCCGGGGACGTTCGGGTCGATGAAGATGATCCGGAGCCGGTCCTCGGCAGCGACGTACTGAACGTTCACGACCTGGACGACGGTCCCGGTCTCCTTGTGCTTCCAGTAGCGGGCGATCCGGATGTCCTTCCGGAAGGTCCCTACGCCGGGACGGCTCTTGCGAACGAAGACATACGGCGCGTCACCCATCTCTAGTTCTCCTTCTTCTTCTCATATCCGAACTCGTGGTCCGGGAACTCCAGGTACCCGGGCGCACCAGGGAAACCGTACGGTGGATCGTGCCGGACCATCGGGTATGCGGAGACGACGGCGGTCCGGCACATGATGCAGTAGTTGAGGCCCATGTACTCGACGACGGCGATCTCGGCGCAGCGGTAGCAGGGCTTCGGCAGCGGGCGCGTCGAGCGTGCCGCGCGAGCGAGGAGCAGGATGCCGACCGACGCCAGGATCAGCAGGCCCAGGATGATCGCGACGATTCCGAGTACGGTGTTCACCGGCCCCTCCCGACGACCGCGGAGGATGCCGGGGTCTTCCACTCGGCGACCTTCCGTTTGGCGCTCATGAGCAGCCCGAAGACCGGGATCACGAACGACCACTTCGAGACGATGTTCCGCGCCGCCGTTACGCTCGGGTCGTCCCCGGCGGCAGCGATGTTCGCCATGATGGACGGCGGCGTCTGGTTCGAGACGGTCTCGCCGGTCCGGATCGCGACCGGAGCGGTCGGGACGATGGTCGCGCTGACCCCGGCGTTCAGGACCTGGGGCTGCGACTCCATAGGGACCCGTCCTGGCGGACAGGCCCAGTAGACCTGAACGCTCGGGAAGCCGTGCGTCCGCGAGACCTCCATCACGTTCCAGCCGCGGTTCCGGTAGTCGGCGAGGCGCGAGTAGATCGCCGTCTCGTTGCCGGGCGTCTCCTGGATCCGGACGCACTGCTCGCCCGCGATGACCGGCCGGGGCTTGATCGACGGGTCGAGGTCCCGACGGAGCGAGCGCATCTGCAGGCGCCCCAGGCCGCTGTCCGGGGAGCAGCAGATCTTCCCGTCGCGGCACGAGTCGCAGCAGGTGCTGGCGCGGCCGAGGGCCCGGCGGACGACCGCTCCGGCCCGGGCCGGATGGAAGCCCCTCTGGACGAGGGATCGCTGCGTGTCGAGCGCGATCCGGTACTGATCGGCGGTTAGAGCTTTCATCTGTCTACTCTCCGTTCTCCTCGACCTCTTCCTCTTCTTCGGCTTCCTCGTCCTCGCCGTCTTCGCCCTCTTCTTCTTCCTCTTCCCCTTCTTCTTCTTCCTCTCCCTCTTCCTCCTCCTCTTCGTTCTCCCACTCCTCCATGAAGTCTCCCCAGGAGCCGACGAAGAACTCGCCCTCCTCGGTGTCGTAGCAGAGGGTCGTCTCGTAGGTTTCGCCCTGGTTCACGTAGAGCAGGATCGTCTCGCGCCAGTAGCCGTCGACGACCGTCCCGTCCTCGGCCTGGATCGCCTCGACGCCGTGAGCGTCGAGGATCTCGCTGGCCTGCTCCATCAGCCGGTCGACCAGCTCGCCGTACTTGGCCTGATCGTCGGCGTCAGCGCGTTCGACCTCCTGGATCTTCTGCGCCAGCTCCTTCGCCCGCGCCTCGCCGATCTCCGGGAAGGCCTCCAGGAGATTCTCCGAGGTCGGTGCTGAGTCGTCCTTCTCGTCGCCCATCGTCCCTAGCCTCCCGTCACCAGTCGCTTGATGAAGCCGACCGCCGATACCAGCGATCCGACCCCCATGATCGTCTCACCGGAGATCCCGACCCCGGCGTCCTTCACACGGCAATCGGTCAGACGCCCCGGCGCTCCGGACCGCGCCGCCCGGACGACCGCCGCGGCGCCGATCGAGATCGCGCGGCGCTTCGGGACGCCGTCCTCCTTGTAGAGGTGGTAGGCGTACTCCGCCGCCACGTCGATCGCCGCCGAGAGTCTGCTCATGTCAGACGAGCCTCAGGACCTTGTTCTCGGGGTTCTTCTTCACGAGGTCGACGACGACGTCGGCCCACTGCGCTGCGTGGTTCGTGCCCATGCAGCGATTCTTGATCACCCAGTCCAGGCAGGCCTTTCCGGCCTCCACCCTGACCGCGTTCGGCAGGGCGACCCAGGCCCGGAGAGTCTGCAGCCACTCATCGTCGCGGACGATCTCTGCCGGGAACCCCTTCTCGACCATGGCGGGATACTCCGCGACCGGCGAGCAGAGGACCGGATATCCGGCACTCGCGTACTCGAGGCCCTTCAGGCCGGACTTCGAGGCGTTGAACTCGTTCGCTTCCAGCGGCACGATGCCGATGTCGGCGGCGATCTCTGCCAGCTCGTCGTGGTACTCTTCGTAGTCAACCGGCTTCTTCAGGTCGACGAACCGGTAGCAGTCGGCCAGGACTTCCGGCAGCCGTTCGCCGAAGAGCGTGAACCGGACCTTCCCGTTGTTCTCGAGAAGCAGCTCGCGCATGGCCGGAGCGATGATCGCGAGGTCTCGCTTGTGGGTCGCCGATCCCGCCCAGAGGATCCTGACGAAGTCCGGATTCGGCGGGTGCCGACGCGGAGCGACGTTCGCCGTCACCATGTTCGGCAGGATCTTGGTCGGAACGCCGTACTTCTCGGAGATGTATTTCGCGAGTGGCGGCGTCGAGACCGTGACGAGGTCGGCGGTCCGGATCATGTCGTCGATCTCGGCCTGCTTCTCGGGAGTCCCGTAGACGGCCTTCGCCTGATTCTCGTCCGGGATGGAGTCCAGACGATCGTCGATGTCATAGACGATCTTGACGCCCTCGGCCTTCACCTGCCGGGCAATCTCGGTCAGCATCGGGGACGTGAGCAGCTGGATCCAGAGGACGTTGTAGCGGAGCGCCTTCGCCGGGTCGATCTTCGAGGTCCAGTTCGCGGCCACTCGCCCGTTCTCGTTCACGACGTCGGCCGGGATCATCGCCCGCAGGTAGCCGGAGGCCGTCACGCCCGCCGGGACGAAGAGGACGCTCGGGACGTCCTGACGCTTGAAGAGCATCTCCAGGAAGATGTCCTCGGCGGCGTGCCGGAGTTCGAGAACGTCGATGATTCCGCGGAGCATCCGGCCGCCCCAGCGGATCGCGATCACCCGAGCGACCTTCTCCGCCCAGGTGTAGATCTCCGGCGCGACGGTGATCTCGCGATTCTCGAAGAGGACCCGGACACCGTCATCGTGCGGGAAGCACTGACCGCCCGACCAGAGTCGGACGGCGACCTCCGGAACGGTCCGGATCATGTCGATGAGCTGCGGTTTCGGCGGCATGTACCTCTCTCCTTCTTCTTCCCTACCTGGACCGGCACCTCGCCGGTCGCGTTCAAATAAGTCTACAATCCGCCGTCCGGATTGTCACTTCTCGTTGATCGATCTAGAACTGCATACCGCGGGGTTTCTGGTCGTCCCAGAAGCCGCCGCCGCGGGAAGCGATCTTCTCGGAGGCCCAGGCGGCAGCCTGCTCCGGCGTCGCGCCCTGGGCCATCCGGCTCCGGGCAAGCCCCGCTGCGGCCCGGACGGCAGCCGGGTCCGGCGCGGCGGTCGGCGTGGCAGACTTGCCGGTGGCCTTCGCCAGGACGACCGCTCCAGCGGCCAGTGTTCCGATCAGCGCGAGTGGGTGCATGGCTCCCTCACTTTTTATGCTTCATCATGGCCCCGGCGGCGAGCGCTCCGGCGCCCAGGAGGAGCAGCGTCCCGCCGCCCCCGCCGGAGGCGTTCGGCGTCGGGTCGACGCTGCCGCCGGGCTGCATGAACTGCGAGTTCGCGATCGTCGAGTCGACCGGAGTGTCCGGCGGCAGCGTCGCGGGCGGCGTTCCGCCCTGGGCGTCCGCCGCCGCGGCGACGTTCTCCGCCGTCGACGGCATCTGGCCGGAGTTGATCTTGTCGACGACCGCCAGCTTCTGGTCGACGCTCATGGCGTTCCACTTCGAGGAGCTGATCCCGGCCGCCGTGAAGATTTCCGGATGCTGCTTGTAGAGGTCGTCCAGCTGCGTGTTTAGCTGCTGGGTCTGCGCCTTGACCTCCTTGTCGATCTGCTTGGCGGCGTTCCGGTTCTCACGCTTGACCTTGTTACCCTGGATCCGCTTCTGGTTGATCTGGTAACCGGCGCTGAGCACCGCCGCGGCGGCGAGCGACGCGCCGCCCGTGAACGGCGCCAGGACGGCACCGGCCACGCCGATGATGATCGGGACGAACGGCTTCAGCGTCCGGCCGACCTTCGAGAAGAAGTTTCCGCTTTCCTGATTCTTGACGCGAATCGCGGCAAGCTCGCCCGTCATGTTGTCGCGTTTGTAGATCCAGTGGTAGCCCTGACCGGCCCTGCCGATCTCCGCGACGATCTCCTTGCGCTCCGCCTTCGTGGTCTTCACCTTGTCGAAGACGTTGTAAGCCTCCTTGTAGGCGGCCTTGTCAGCGGAGATCTCATCCTTCCGGGCCTGCGCGGCGGCGTGAACCGCCGACTTCGCGGACTCGATCGCGCTCGCATCGTGGCTGCGCTTTGCCGCCTGGAGCGCCGCCCTCGCGGCGACGATCGAGCTCTTGTCCCTCTTGGCCGCCTTGAGGGCGGCGAGCTCGTCGGCCGCGGAAGCCTTCCTCACCTTCTGGGCCTGACCGTACGTGAAGGTCTCGACGCCCATGCCGGTCGACGGCCGGACCGCGAGGCGACGCCAGACGAGATCGGCCAGCGCCCGTTCCGGGAACGGCGAGCAGAGTGCGCTGACGATGGCCTCGCGTCCGGACGCGCTCGCAAACTCGGCGGAGACGATCTGTCTCTCTGTCGGTGACAGGCGCCTGAGGACGTGCTGAACGTAGACCGCGCTTCTCATCGTCGCACCTTACCAGAGACGCAGGCTCTTGCCAATGACGGCGACCCCGACGACGGCGCCACCCGCCCAGACGTACCAGGGGACTACGCTCACCACCTCGCTGACCGCATTCTTTGCGGCGCCGAGCACCGACCGGGTGCCGACGATCACCTCGCCGCGGACCGCGTTGCCGAGTTCGTCGAAGAACGCTCCGGCGACGGAGTCGTAGCGGATCTGGCCGGAGGCGATCCGGGTCAGCTTGTCGGTTGTCTCGTCGAGTGCGTCGAGCGTCTCGGAGGATGCGGCCTCGAGCTCCGGACCGCGATTCCCGAGGAAGGTGTTGATATTCTGCGCGGCCTTGAGGGCCTCGGCACCGACGTTCCCGGTCTTCGACCGGTTGATGATTTCGTTCCCGTAGGTCACCCAGGTCATCGCATCGGCGACGACGTCGCCCAGGCCGCTCATCGTTCCGCCCTTGATCCGACCGGCCGCCCGGTTGACAATCGCCCTGGCGCGGTCCGGGTGGATCCCCCTGGCGACAAGTGACCGGAGCGTCGAGGCGAACGCGAGCGAGCCATCGACCTGCGGGGCGCCGTGCATCCCGTCGGGGATCACGATCGCCTGACTGACCAGGAGCGTCGGGTCCTGGATGAAGCGGATCTGGGGCTCCGCCGGACGGCGGGTGCGGGCGCGGACGTAGGTCGTCATCTGATCACCTTCTCCTCAGTGCAAAGTAGGCGCCGACCGCGAGCGCAACCGCGGCGGCCATGGCTCCGGCGGCGGGCCAGCCGCCGACCGCCTGGATGAGCTGTCCGATCGGGGAGCTGGACGTGATGCCGGTGGCGGCGACGTTCGCCGCGGCGAGCTGGGCCTGAGCCGTCTTCGCCTGCAGGTCGGCGATCGAGGACGCCGCCTTCACCTGCTTCTGCTGGAGGGCCAGCGCCTGCTGCTGCATGTCGATATTGGTCTTGGCCGAGTAAATGCTCGTGGCGGCCCCGGCGGCGGCGCCGACGAGGCTGGCGATCGCATCCCACTGGCCCATGCCAGCTCCGTGGACCGGCCGGGCCTCCTGGGCCAGGAACTCCGCCGCGACGGCGCGGAGGTTCGGGAAGAGCGGGGGGCCCCCGCGGGTTCCGCGAAGGCCGCCGTCGATGTCGCGCAGGATGATCCTGGTCAGGCCGCCGCGCGTCAGGCGTCCGCGAACCAGCTGCTCCTGGAGAAACGGCGCCGCCTCGACGTCGGCGATGAAAGAAGCCGCGAACGCTCGCGCCGCCGCGGGCACGTCGTTTGGGGCCCCCAGACCGTCTTCGTACAGAGCTCTCATGTCCGGATCTCTAGAGTGCCGCCGCGATCAGCTTCGGCGCATTCTTGAGCAGGAAGAGTCCGATCGTCTCGACAGCCTTGACGAAGGCGCCTTTCAGCTCCTTCGACCCGACAATCACGGCGTCGGCAGCGTCGATGATGACGTGCGCCTTGAGCGATCGGAGGTTCCTCGGCGCCTGATCCTTCTCGGCGTCGTTCCCGTTGACCAGCAGGTAGGTCTGCCGGGCACCCTGCTCGGCCACCTCGCCGAGCAGCGCCTTGACCTCGTCCTTCTCGACGTCGACGAGATCCTTGACCGAGTCCTTCAGAACGTCCAGGACGTCGTCCTTCAGGGACGACCAGGGATTGGCGTCGGGCATGGCGTCCTCCTCAGTTCTTGGCGTCGGCGATCAGCTTCCGGAGCTTCGCCGTCGTCGCCTTCTCGATCTTTTTCGTGTCGGCCGTCAGCTTCGGGTCGGCGTCGATGTAGGCGTCGTACTTGTTCAAGATGTCGGCGCCGGACGGATTCAGGCCCGCGTCGACGCCCGCCACGAAGGCGGAGCTCGGGCTCTGGAAGAGCGCACAGCCGCTGAGTGCGATCGGCATCACGACGATCAGGAAGAACAGCGAGATCGCGATGAGCGGCGAGAACTGCACCAACCTCTTAACCATTTTTGCCTCCATCACCGCCGGAAGTCGGCGGCTCTTTCTTCGGAAACAGGGACGTCAACACCGACAGGAACTTGTCGTGGAAGGCCGCCGCCCCGACCGCGACGAAGGTCAGGATCAGCAGGTGCAGGCCCCAGCCGGTAGCGGTCTTCGCCCCGAAGACGTCCGGCGAGAGGGCCTTCGCGGCGGCGCCCAGGCCGTAGCTCAGCACGATCACGAGCAGCGGCTCGCGACCGTCGACGACCCCCTTGAACATCGCCTTCAGGCCCTCGACCAGGAATGAGACGCCCGCGGCGATCCCGCCGTACGAGAGCAGGAACCGGAGCACAAGCTCCTTGACCGGATCCGCTTTCTCGTCGGCCAGGAACGTCACCATCGCCGTCAACATCGTCAACATATCGCCTCCTCTATTTTTCCCGCCCGTCCCCCCGGGCTTTCGGATAGATACTCGCCCGATCGCCGGATCAGAACCGACCAGCTAGGAGACGGACGGTTCCGGACCGGCGCCATCGGACGCCGTCTGACGCTTTGCTTCCCGGAGTCTCCGGGTCGTGACGCGCTCTTCGAGGACGCGGATCGCTTCCTCGATCTTCTTCTTCACCTGCGCCTTCGTCTCGGGGTCCGTGTTCGGATCGTTGTAGAGATCGAGGAGCTTTTGCGCTTCTTCCGAGATCTCCTTCCGGGCGATTCCGGATCGGACGCAAAGCATCTTGACGGTGCTCCTTGTCAGATTCGTCATCACTTGCCTCCCTTCGACTTTGGCTGCTCCATCATGAGCCGGAGGAGTTTCATGAGATCGAGCATCTCGTCCTCTGACTCCACCCGCTTCTTGTTGCACTCTCTCAGGTCCTTGTACAGCTCGTCCCGGACCTGATCGGCCCGGTCACGTTCCTTGTTCCCGCGATGCCAGAGCGCCGGAACCACGGTCACACAGACTGCCGCCAGGGCGCCGATGATCGTCCAGGCGAGAGGACTGATTCCTCCCGCCGGAGGATCCGCCGCAAAGATCATGCAGGGGAGGGAAAGCCACATCGCCTCTTCACCAACCTTTCCTTGTCCCCGGTCGCGTCGACTAATTCTACTCCAGTTTGAACGCTCGATCTACGGTTACCCTGAAACGTCCTTCACGAGGCCGTCGATGCTCCGGCTGTTCCTGGCGATCTCTGCGAGCTTTTTCTCGCACTCCATGCAAGAGCCAATATTTGTCAGATCGTTCGGCTCCAGGCCTTCTGGCGTGTCGTCCCAGGCCTGCTGCTTTCCGCAGCCTCCGCAGCACATGACCGGACGGCGGGTCATACACTCCGGATCACCGATGTCATTGGCAATCCTCTTCGCGGAACAGTCGTGGCAGAAGTACTGTCTCGGAGGAGGCCCCTTGTAGACCAGCTTTCCGTCCACGAAGATGTCTGCCCTCCTGGAGGCTATTCCCATCGTCTTCCCGCAGGTGCAGGCAACCTTATCGAGAATGTCGGTGGGATCAGGCTTGAAGGTCAGGCATTTCTTGCACAAGAGGCCGGAGAGCTTCTCCTTGGCGAAGCCCTCCACTCTCGCGAGCCCTCCGCGGCGGCGGCACACGGCGCATATCTGGAAGTTCAGTTTGGACGCTGCGTTGGACATCGTTCTACCTAGTTCATGTTGTAGACGAGACCGGCCGTGCCCGGATTTCCGTTGCTGCTGGCTCCACCGTTGCCTGCGCTGGTTCCCTTTGTTCCTCCGGCTCCGGCAGCCGCCGTTATCGTCGGGCCGGACGGGCCTGAGTAGACTGCGATCCCACCAGCGCCGCCGCCTCCGCCACCACCACCGCTTCCGTCAGTGAAGGCGTTTCCGCCGTTTGCGCCAGCTCCACCGTCTGCTTTGATGGTGAGCGCCCCGCTCTGGGACGTCGTTACGACGACGACCAGGGAGCCGGAACTTCCGGCACCGCCGCCGCCGCCGCCCTTACCGCCCAGGACGCCGCCAGCGGGCGAGGTGCCGCTGTCGCCTCCGGCGCCGCCCGGGGTCGAAAGCAACCACGACGCACCGCCGCCGCCGCCCGAGCCGCCAGGGCCACCCTTGTTGGTGGTTGCGTTTCCGCCGCCCGCGCCGCCGCCTGCACCGTTCTCCGATACGAACTTGCGCTTGCTGGTGGCGTTCATGGCGAACGGGAAGATGCTCCCCTGGATGAGCGTTATCGCATCGGCCAGGGAGAGGCGATAGTCGTTGGCTCCGGCAGCCGTCGGGGAGACGCCGCCTGCTCCGCCGGTCGCGCCGACCGTGTTACTTCCACCGACGCCGCCAGCTCCGGCTCCAGGCGCAGTTCCCAGGGTAATGGTTGTTCCGAACACGGCGGATGCGTTGTTGGTCCCAGCTGTTCCGCCCGCGCCGTTCACCTGACCTGCGGGAGTACTCACGGCGTCGGAGCCAGCCACGCCAGCGCGTCCGGATGCGCTGATGGTGCCCGTTCCGCTGATGGCCCTGGCGTAGACGAAGACCGCGCCCTGCGAGCCGCCGCCTGCGCCGCCGCCGCCGCCGTTCGCAGCCGCGACGCCGCCCGCGCCGCCCGCCGTTCCGATGAAGGCAGACGTGATCGTGCCGCTCGCCATCGTCAGCGTGCCGTTGATGAAGAGCGCGATGTACGAGTCCGCGGAGTTCTGGGTCAGCGTGAAGCCAGCCAGATTGACGTTCGTGTAGTTTTTGAGCGGCGTGCCCGACGCTAGCGCGGTGTCCGCGACCAGCGTTAGCGAAGAGTCCGCGCCGTTTCCGAACCAGTACGGGTTCATCACGCCCAGGCCGAGGGATGTCCCGAGAGTCCCGTCGATGGTGGTGACGTTCGTGAGGTTGTGGCTGTTGAAGTTGACGTCGCCCTGCATCGTTCCGCCCGTGAGCGGAAGAAACGTGCTGTCCGTCACCTTGAGGCCGGACCCGGACTTCGTGAGCGTTACTCCGTCCAGCTTCACAGTGACGGAGTCGGCGTCGACCTGGATACCGTCGCCCGCGCCGACGTTCAACGTGTTCCCGGTCTTTGTCAGTCCGGCGCCCGCCGTGACCTCACCCAGGCCGGAGAACTGGGTCCAGGTGATCGCGGTCGTCCCGACCGTGACGGTGCCGGTATTCGTGCAGACGAATCCGGCGCCCGTGTTGACCGTGCCGCTCTGGGTGAAGGTGTAGGCTCCCTGAAACTCCGTCCCCTGGTTGTTGTCGAGAGCTCGCGTCAGGACGAATAGACTTCCGCCGCTCCCGGCCGCCGTCACCGTGTAGATGCCGTTGTACGGCGCGTTCGCGGCGGTCTCGTCCTTGACCAGGATCCGGTCGCCGACCGAGAAGCCGGTGACACCATCGACTGTGAGCGCCCCGAACGCGTTTGCCGTGATCGTCGCGCCGACCCCAGACGAGCCGTTCGCGTAGGTGTACGCGGGCAGCGCCGCGGCGGTCGCCACCTTCACGCTGTTCTTCGGAGAGAGGCCCTGGGCGACGGAATCGACGTACGCCTTGTTGGCGATGTCGGTGTCGGCCGACGGCGTGTTGCCGTTCTTCTCGGCGAACTCCGCCGAGATGCCGGTCCCGTTCCTCTGTACCGTACTCATTTAGAGAGCCCCCTGGCTGGTGAAGAAGAGCTCAGGAAGCCCATGACTTCCGTTCACGGTATCCTTCACCTGGACCTCGTAGGTGACGTATGGCGGCTGGCACAGGCCGGAGGTGATGTCGAGACGCAGCAGCATTCGATCTCCGGCCGGAACGCTCGTCGTTGCGGTGACCGACGTGCCGGAGGCGTCCGTGAACAGCTCCTTGACGTCGATCGAATTGGCGCCTTTGTTCTCGACCGTGCCGTCTCCCTGGAGACCTTTCGGATTCGCGATGGACATCATCGAGACAAAGGCATTCGTCGTGACGGCGGAATACTGACTGAGGGTCGCGCCGAGAACCTTGCTATTCACCCCCAGGATGGTCGACCCGGTCATCCCGCTGTTGCCGGTGTACGTGTTCGAGTCGGCGGCTCCGGTCTCGGTGACCTTGCAGTTCTTGTTCCCGGAGACGACGATTCCAGATCCGGCGATGCGGATAGCCTCGGAGGTGTACGTGAAGTCGCATCCGGAAATCGACCCGCCGGTCATGTCGGCGGAGACATCGATCGCACGGGTGGGACTCGCCCTGAAGGTGCATCCCGTCACCGCGAACGGTCCGACGGTGACGAACTTGATGATGCTCAGGTAGGCGCCGCCACGGAATTCCGTAGTCGAGATGACCACCCCTCTTGAGTCTCCGACCTGGACGGTCCCGTTCGGTGCGCCGTCGGACGCGAATCGACAGGCAGATATGTTGACCTGCCCGAGATTCATGACCGTTCCGCAATCGAATCGGCTCGTGGTGGCGTAGACGAACGCTCCACCGTCGATTCCGCCAGCCTTGATCAGGCCGTTCACCCCAAGCCAGGAGCAGTTTGCGATGAAGAGGAACGGCGCGAGATTCGCGGTATCGCACTTGTAGTGGACGGCGCCGACCAGATCGGCCACGAAGATGTAGGTTTCTACGAACAGCCAGCTCGCGCCGCTGAAGTCGTAGACGCCGTATTTGAGATTGTAAAGGGATAGGCTGAACGAGTTGAAATTTGCCCAGAAGTTTGGATCGTTCACCGAGAAGCCGATCTGTCCGTCCACCCCCTGTCCGTTGATGTCGAAGTACGAGAAGGACAGGGACTTCGAGCTCGAGGACGTGTGGCTGTACGTGAACGCCGCAATGACGTTCGACGACAGGTCGAATATGGCAAGCCCGTTTCCGCATCCGACGATCGAGACGCTCTTGTCGGGAAGGGTGATGGTTGCCGACAGATAGTGCGTTGCCTGGAGAAGGTAGATGGAACCGCCGATGTCCGGGAGATTGTTGACCGCCTCCTGGACGTCGACGAAATCCGACTCGATGAGATCGGTGCCGACAACGAATGTTGCGGCAACGATGTCCTGGAACTCGATGGCACTTCTGGATCTCATCTAGTTTTTGACCTTTTGGAGACCGGTGCGCGTCTTCTCGTACTCTGCACGACAGCTGTCGCAGCGCGGCTTGGGGTGGATCAGCCTGCCCACGGCCTTGATGTTGTACATCGGCCTGGGCGTCCCGTCCGGGATCTGCTTTCCGCACTGACAGCAAACGGTCATAGTCAGTCCTCTAGGCCACGTTCGCGATCGTGGTGTCGTAGAGAGAATTCGCGCCGACCTTCGTCACTCCGCCGCCGGTACTGATGCCGGTGCATCCGGCGGCGATGTTGAAGTTCGCTCCCGCCAGCTCGAGGATAGTCTTGTGGGCACCGGTCGAAGCGAAGCAGCCTCGGAACGAACCGTACGTCGCGGCGGTCCGGATCGCCGCGGTCGTTGAGTCGAGGAACTCCCCGGTCACCATGCAGTAGTTCGCTCCCGCCAGGATGTCGACCTGGACGGCGGCGGGCGTGAAGAACGTGTTGACGGTGATCTGGACCTGGATCGCATTCACGACGATCGAGCAACTGAACGGCTTGATGTAGTAGTTCGACCACGAGCCGCTGATCTTGTAGGTCCCGCCGCCGCCGAAGAGCTTGCCGGTGCAGACGCCCCAGTAGCTCTGACCCATGATCTCGAAGGTGCAGGCGCCCTGGCATTCGAGCTCCAGGCCGTCGGAGCACATGAGGCCGTCGCAGGCCGAATTGCTCGAACAGGTCAGGTGCGGCGTGCCGCTCAAGATCAGGTCGCCGTCGAAGTCGATCTTCCAGCCGAGATCCAGGATCGGCGCGACGCCCTGCTCGTTCGAGAGCATACACTGGTCGAACCAGACCACCATCCCGAAGTCGAACGACCCGGCCGACATCGGGCTCGTCACCAGGGGCGAGTCCGCCGCCGGGGAGAAGATCGTGCAGAAGGCGAACCGGACCTCGACGGGCTCCGTGTAGTCCTGGTCGCCGTCGGTGATGTCGAGGGCAATCTGCCAGCCCGTCAGCTGGACGAACTGGATGTACGGCTTCCCGTATGAGTTCGCGTCGCTGACCTCCAGGAAGGCGTCGCCCGCGACGTTGCCGCCTACCGACGAGAGGTCGCGGATCATGTAGCGATGGAATCCGGTCAGTCCGTCCGGGATCCTGAAGAGCGGCCCGCCGCTGAACGTCGGGACCAGAACCGTCGCGCCCGGCCCGCAGCCGACGATCTCAACCTCCATGTTCGGAAGATCGATCGTGGCGGGAATTCTGTGGGATCCGTCCAGGCAGACGATCTTCCCTCCGGGGGACTGAAGACTGGCGATCGCCTCGGAAAGCGTCGTGAAGTCGGCGCTCTGGAGATCGCCCCCGACGACGAACGTCGCCGCGACGATGTCCTGGAACTCGATGGCATTCCTGGATCTTGGAGCTGCGTTCATACGATCCTTTTCTGCGAGCTCGCGATCCTGGCGGCCTTCGTCCGCCTGCGCTGTTCGAGCCCGCGTGATCTCGCCGACGCCGGGGACATGAACTTCCGGACGTCCTCGTCCGTCGCGGGCCGGAGCGTGCTTGCGTACTTCTCAGCGCAGGCGTCGTGCCTTCGAAGCGTGATGACCGCTCCGGTGGAGACCACGACGAATCGCTTCTCGGCAGCCTCTCGTGGATCCGTGATCGGCTTGCGACAGTCAGGACGTTGACAGATGCATGTCTGTTCCGTCACCGTCACACCGGCTTCTGCATCGAGTTGACTTCGCTCACGGTGAGATCGTTCGTGACGTCGTCGTTCGTGACGGAGACGCGGTAGTAGCGGCGGGTCACGGAGTAGACGCGGTTCACCTGGGCGGCAGCGTCCGCGGCGGCGCCGTTCAGCGAGAAGGAGTCGACCTGCCTCCAGGTCACGCCGTCGGAGCTGTTCTCGACGAGCACGGTCGCGTCGACGGTCTGGCCCGCGTCCGGCTCCAGGTAGACCGAGATCCCGAAGGACTCGTACTGCAGGCAGTCGCGGGCTGCTCCGACGAACGTGTCGGTGTGGTTGATGGGAGTCGTCGTCTCGATGTTCTGGACCTGGGTGACCTGGGTCAGGACGACGTTGACGTTCCCGCCGCCTCCGCCGCCGACCGAGACCGGCAGGGGATTGGACGAGGAGATCGGAACGCCGTCCTCGTCGTGCAGGACCGACGGCCAGAGGTTTGGATTCAGTGGCGCGGGCATCTCATCTCCTCGTCACGACTGGAAGTCACCGGCCTCGAACTCGGAGGCTCCGCCAGGACCGCTCGACCAGTAGTAGTAGTAGCCCAGGATTCCGCGGACCGTGATGTCGACGCCGGACTTGTTCTCGATCAGGCCCTGGAGCTGGGCGCGGCCACGGACGCCGAACTGCAGGCCGTCCCGCATGAACTCCTGGGGGGTCGCGACGCCCGGCCAGACCGTCGTCCGGCCGGACTGGATCGGCGTCGAGCCGCCGTAGCCGGTCGGGTTCTGGTCGTCCCAGACCGGGATGATCTGCTTCGAAGGCGCCGCGACGCCTTCCTTGCCGAGCTGGAACCAGAACTCGAGCTGCGAGTTCAGGAGCGGCGCGATCGGAGCGACGTCCATGCCGACCATGGAGACGATCGCACGCTGGCGGTCGGCGATCAGCTTGTCGAAGATGAGCGCGGTCCCGCCCGCCGGGATCACGAGCGACGAACGTGCCTTGATCAGCGGCTTCGCGAAGAACGGCGGCTCGTTGAAGGCCGGACGCTTGACCCAGTTGAGCTTGACCTTCCCGCACTGCCGCTTCTCCTTCGGAGGCGGGCAGTGAGGATCGTGGACGATGTCCACCGGCCTGGGCTCGCCCTGGCCTGCGTCTCGCCAGCCCTCGTAGTAGTACTGCTCGTCGCCCATGCCGCCGCTGCCGGGAGGACCCGGCGGCCGACGACGCGGGGGACGAGGGGGGTTCTTAGCTGACATAGCTGATCTTTCTCCCCGCGAAGACGACTTTGACCAGATTGTCGTTCTGGGTGTCGAGGTTCAGGAGGTCGACCTGGACCTTCACCGAACGCCGGATGAGCCACGAGGTCGCCCAGCGTGCGGGCCAGATGCCGCCGGAGCCGCCGATGCCGCCTGCCGCCGCCGTCGGCGAGTGACCGCCGAAGAGCAGCGAGCAGTGGAGCAGGCCGCCGGTCAGCGCCCGGTCGTTCTGGCCGTCACGGATCAGACAGCGGAACTCCGAGTCGGACTGGGCGGTGAGCTTGAAGCACTCGAAGTCGGAGTTGTCCGGGATCGTCATGAAGAACGGCGTCGGCTGATCGGTCGTCGCCGGATCGAGCAGAGCTTCCTCGTCGGTCGTCTGGAAGTAGGCGTACGTCCGCTCTCGGCGCTCGACGTACTTCCAGGTCTCATCGCGGAGCTCGACGGGCGCCATGTTCGGGTAGAACTTGATCCCGCCCATGACGAACTCGACGTGCCGGGCATTGACGAGGTCGTTGTTCTTGAGCGTCAGGTTCAGGCACTGGACCGGCGGGATGAAGATCGTCTCCGGCAGCACGTACGGCCGACCGGCGTCGCCCGCGCAGGCGATCAGCGGAACGAAGCGGTTCGAGAACTGGATCCGCTTGCCGGGGTGCTCCAGGAGGAAGTCGATGTCGTATGTCGTGACGGGCGTGCCGGGGTTACCCTCGCCGTCGTCGTCGTAGACCGTGACCTTGATGTAGAAGGTCTCGATCGGGCCGTCGAAGCGGGCCGTCAGCGGGAAGGGGCCGCGCTGCTCGCCCGCCGCGAGGCGGATGATCTGGTTCGGCTTGTCGACCGTGAGCTCGAAGGGCTGAACCCAGTCCTTCGCCGGGTTCATGTAGACGAGGCCGACCTTCTTCGGGTCGTTGGGGCGGCCTGTGTTCGGATCGGCCTTCGGGACGCGCAGGAACGTCGGAACCTGGGACCAGCTCATCGTCGTCTCCTTCCGAGCTAACTCAGCAGGGAAGCGTGGCCGCCTACAGTGCGGGCGCTTATCTTCTGGGGCTCATCAAGGGATGCTCCCTTGCGGGAGCATCCGAAGTTGTGCCCGGGAAGAGCGATTAGACGCCCTTGTACCGGATCCCGCGGATGAACCAGCGGAACAGCAGGTTCCCCGTGGTGCCCGACAGGCTGCTCGGGAAGCTGATCTTCACCGAGTAGGGCTCCGTCGAGTTGATGTGGAGCGCCCGTCCACCGATGTCGAACCGGTAGATGTTGTCGCTCACGCCCCAACCGATGTGCGGCGCGTCGGTCGCACCGAGACCCTCGGTGTCGACGCCGCTCGGCACGTCTTCGATCGGGATCGTCAGGAACTTGGTGTCCTGACCGAAGATCACCTCGGCGACGCCCGCGGCCTCGACGAGCGTGAAGTTGCCGATCGAGAGGATCTTGGACGACGGGGTCGCCCAGATCCGCTTGTTGAACCCGTACACGTCGAACGACAGCGGCGTGCCCAGGGAGCCCGCCTGGGTCTGGTTGGTGTACAGGAAGGTCTTGGTCGTCGCGTTGTCGTTCATCTGCTGACCGACGGGCTTCTGGTACAGCGTGAACTCGCGCGACGGCGCGGCCTGCGTCATGATTTCCGAATCGTACAGGGGCTCTTTGTACGACCGGACGATCGCCGCAGGAACGCCCTGCGTGATCTTGTAGTAGGGCTGGACCACCGTGACGCCCTGGTCCTGGGCCACTCCGGGAGGAGGCATGGTTCCCACCTTTCGAACTGCGTCACTTTCGGCCGGGACTTTCGTCCACAAGACTGCCGCGGGGCGGGCTGACGCTTCTGGCCCGACTCCCCTGGGCAGGTCCCTCGGGACCGGCCCAGGGGAGGCACCGGAGGTTTCCCTCCGGTGCAACCCTGGATTGCTTAGAACCGCTCGGGCATCGCCCGGCGGGAGAACTCGTCGGCGATGTCGTCGCCGCGTCCCATCCCGACCTGCGCCTTCTCGGCGCCGGTCTCGGTCAGGTAGGCACCCATGCCGTTCTCGGCTTTCACGAGGCCCTGGTTGGTCAGGTACGCCTCGGAGCCCGCCGGACGGAGGTACTCGATCCCGGCCGGACGGAGGTACGTCTCGTAGCCCTCCGCGCCCGCCGCGGGCAGGTAGCCGTTCACGCCGCCGCGGAGCTCACGCAGCACCTCGGACTCGATCGCCCGCCGGAACTCGTCGCTCTCGGCCGAGCCCAGGGTCGGGACGTACTGCTGGAACTGCGTGCCGGACACGGCCTGGGACAGCGCCTGCCACAGCGTGGCGAAGAGGCCGCCGGTCAGGATCCGCGCCGTCATCGCGGGCTTCTTGAGCAGCGAGCTCAGCCCGGTCAGGGCCAGCGTCGCGCCGAAGTTGCTGGCGATCTTCCAGTAGGGCATCGACTCCGGAGTGGTCGGCACCCAGGACTGGTTCACGAACAGCTTGCCCAGCCAGAGCGAGCCGCCGAAGCCCGCGCCCATGTGGGCCAGGGTTTCGAGCGTGTCGACCGAGAAGGCCGACATGATCGCGTTCTTGATGGCGCCGATCGGATCGGACGCCAGCCGGTAGGACGGATTCCGCCGGACGCGCCGGTAGTGGCGACGGCTGGACGGATTCCGACGGACCCGACGCCGCCGACGGCTCGGGTTGGCGACGACGACCGGGTTCGACCGGACGCGCCGACGGCTCCGGCTCCGGCGATACCGGCGCGGGAACTTGAACGCGCGGATCTGGCCCTTCCGGGAGCCCCGGCGGCGCCGACGCGCGTACTTGGTGATCTTCTTCCAGCGACGGCCGACCTTGATGAAGCCGCTGGGATTCCGACGGCGCGAACGGCGCCGACGCGTGACGAAATGCCCCTTGGCATTCCGCGCGATGCGCCGCCTGCTCCGACGGCGCGTACGGGAGCGTGCCATGACTGTCTCCTTGCCCGTCGTGCGGGCGGTTCTGGAACGACGACTCCGCCGGGCGACGACAGGCCGCCCGGGGTTTGCGAACACGAGTGCTCCGATCATCCGTTCACCTCGATCAGTGTCTCAGCCAGTCGGAGGCGATCTTCTTGCCGTCGAGCGGCATGAGAAGCGCCTTGCCGTCGGCGGACGCGAGCAGCGGAACGGTCTTCTTCGCGCCGCCACCCTCGCCCCACTTGTGCCGGTACATGTGCGGGCCCTTCTTCGAGCCCTTCGGCGGCCGGTACATCGTCTCCGGCGAATCGCCGTAGTGCGTGAGCGCGACGACGGTGTCGATCTTGTTCGGTGAGCCGATCGCCAGCGTCTTCCAGATCACGCACTTCGCGCCCTTGTTGGCCTTCTTCTGGAGCTTCATCGCCTGATGGCACTGAGCGATCAGCGACTTGTCGCCGATCCGCCGCGCGAGTTCGAGGGCCTGGGCGACGGTCATCTTCGTGCCGGGCTTCGGGAGGCGGAGCGTGCCGGGATTCGTCCGAACGCCGTGCGTCAGCTCAACGGCACGATTCTCGACTTTCAGAGCAGCCTTCCTGGCGGCACGAGGACCGAACTGCTCGACGGTCCGGGCTCTGCCATACGCCATGCCTGCCGATCTCGAGCGAGTGTGTCCCGGAGCGAAGGCTGACCCGTACTTCAAGTCAAAGCGAGCGCTCTTTATGACGCTGGCAGACTCCTTCCGCGTCAGCGGATTCACCGCGACCGCGCGACGGCGCCGCGTCGTTCCGCCGCGAGACGACGTGTCGAGCCAGAGCTGCTCGATGTTGCGCCGCATCGACGGATCGAGCGTCGCCCAGGAGCGGTTGACCGCGTAGCTGCCCTCGTATCCGGCGACCTCCATGACGGCGAGACGCTGGCGACGCGTCATCGTGTCCCACTGCGCCGAGATCGGCGGATTCGCAGCCGCGAAGACGGTCTGGAGGAGCGGGTTCGGGAGAGGATCGCCCTTCTTCCAGTCGTCGGCCATGTAGTGCGGCTCGGCGTGAGCGTGACGAACGTCGAGCTTCCCGGCCTTCGTGACGTGGAACGCGTGCTCGCGGAGCCACTGCGCGTCGGTGATGAGCGGGATCCTCGGCTTCTCGAGGTTCCGCCACGCGTGCTCGCGCTGCGTGTTGTCCGTCGTCCAGCGGTAGATGAACGTCCGGAGGACCTCCTCCTGGAGGTGCCGCGGAAGTTTGTCGCCGCGGATGACCGGGTTCGAGCAGACCGGATTGCTCCGGGAGCTCTCCCTGGGGTCGATGCGGTTGAACCGGCTGAGCATCTTCCGGACGCCCTTCCTGGCGCCGTCCACGGCGTACGTGTGCGCGGTGTCGAGCGTCCCCCGGCCGTACGCGATGTGCGCCCTCATCCTGGCGGGCTCTCCGAGGTCCCTCATGCTTGTTGCCGTCCTGGCGACGTCTTTCGCACGAGTGACGATCTGGGAGACCTCGCGCCGCGTCAGCGGGTTCTTCTTACTCTTGCCCATCCCGAACGCCTTGATGAAGTTCATGGCGTCGGCGCGACCGAGCGCGGTGTAGATGCCGGATCCGTCGTTGTAGTCGGCCGGGCCCCTGTGAAAGCGGTAGCGCGTCACGCCGTCGCCGGGCGCCCAGGTCGTGACATAGAGGCCGACTTCAGCAGCGGCCTGCTCAATCTGGTTCAGCTTGCGGGGGTTGCTTCCGGCGACGCGAACGACGCCGACGTTGATGCTTCCGACGGAAATCCTGCCGCCGCCGTATCTCCTCTGGGAGATCGGCTTACCAACGTCGTCCGCGTGCTCGTACGTTCTGGAGCTGTTCTTGATCCACGGTCCCTTCGCCATCCCGCTCGTCAGGAACCTGGGGTCATGCTCCGACGCGAACACGAACTTCTCTCCGATGGAGAGGTCGCTGAACTTCAGCTTCGGGTTGTTGAAGGTGAAGATGTTCTTCCGCACGCCGCGACGAGGGTTCTCTTCCCACTTCGACGGATCCTTCAGACGCTGGCCGAAGGCGTTGTACCACTGGCCGCACTTCGGGCACTCCATGTCGCCAGCTTCGTTGACGACGTCACTCTCTCTAGAAATCGTCCGTCCACAGACGCATCGAATCAGTCTGTTGTGGGACGGATTCGAGACCGGCCCGATCAGACGGTCGTAGTTGCCGAGCTCGGCCTCGGTCTCGAAGGAGTCGCGGAAGGCGCGAGCCGCCTGGAGCCGCGTGTTCCGGTTGAACATCGAGTCGATCTTCTGGCCGCGCGTCCCGAACTCGGCGACGTACTTCTTCGCGCCCGCGTCCATCAGGTACATGAAGAGCTTCACCGCGAGCTCGCGGTTGTAGACGCCATTCCGACGCTTGAGCATCAGGTTCTTCACGATCGGGATGAACTGCGAGTGGTATAGCTGCGAGTCGTTGTCGATGTACAGCTCAAGCTCACGCGCCGCGGTCGGGTCGGCCGGACCGGACGGCGGATTGTTGAAGGTGAAGATGTTCCGGCGGACGCGGCCGGGATTGTTCAGCCTGTACTCCCAGCCACCGTACCGCTTGATAAAGCGGGCGCCTCTCGCGATGAGCTTCATGATGTCTGCGCCGCGACCTTCGTACTGGTGAGCGATCTCCGCCTGCTCGACGTCGGAGAGCTGCTCCCAGGGAAGCGCGTCCGGACGGCCGACGATCGGCTTCGTTCTTTTGCGGCCCCTGGGATTCTTGAGGTAGTTGTCCGACTCCCACCGCTGGCAGTTGAAGCAGCGCATCCCCTGGCCGGAAGGCCGAACGTCCGGTGCTGAGCAGCACTTGTGACCGGACGGCATCGCGCTTCCCTGGGGGCCAACCTCCTCGGTGATCCCGAGCGAGTACGCCATCGGGACGGAGATCTTCATGCCGACCCGGACGCCCATGATGTCGAGGTAGACGAAGTACGTCTTGCCGGTCTTCGCGGCCAGGGCCCGGCCGCGCTCGACGCACTTCGTGATCGCCTCGGAGCCGACGCCGGTCGCGCGTTTCGTGTAGACGACCTCGCCGGTCGACTTGTCGACCAGGATGAAGGACGGAGGGTTCTTACGAACGCTCATCTGCGCCTCCGACGTCGGCCGACGATGACGCTCGAGGCAGGATTCTGGCGGATCCCGCCGCGGGACCGGGCTGCGCGGACTCCGAACCACGTTCCGATGAAGGCCGCGCCGACGGCGCCCGTGATCATGAAGACGCCGAGCATCGGCAGGACGTCGTTCACGACGACCTCGCGGATAGCGGGCTTCATGGAATTGACCGCCGCGTCGGTGATCACCGACGTGACGTCGCCCATGCCGGGGTTCTGGACGTAGAGGAAGCGGCTCACGAACTAGCGACGACGCCTCCGGGTGCCCGAGCCGGGACGGTTCGCGAAGGCGAGGTAGGCGCCGCCGCCGAGGATCAGAGCGCCCGCGCCCAGGACGAACGGATTGGCGTACCAGGGCGACGGCTGCTGGAGGCCCATGACGTTCCGACCGGCCAGCTTGTTCGTCGCGTTGACGACGGCCTGGGCCGCCTGCGACTGCATGACCGCCGGAGCGACCGCGCCCGCCGCCTTGAAGATCGAGCTGATCGAGTCCCAGACCGATCCGCCTGCGGAGGCGGCGGCCTGGGTCGTCGGCGTCGCGCCCGCGGCGGCGGTCGGCGTCGGAGTGTCGAACGTCGTGATTCCCGTCACGGGATCGGTGTAATCCATGCCTTCCATGGTCCCGAACGGCATCCGGCGCGGCTGGACCATGACGGTCCGGCGGCGAACGAGCAGCGGCTGGTTCATGTCGACCCTCACTTTTCTCTCGGGAGACTCGGCGCTCTTGACCTTCACATGGGCGCCGGTCTTGACGTAGCGGACGTTGTCGTGGCCGATGGCGTCGTTCCACCGCGAGCCGGGCGGGTAGAACTGCCGGACGACCTTGATGTGGGGCGCCGGACCGCCGGTCGTGTAGTAGGGGTTCCCGTGGTCGTCGGGCTGACCGACGATCGACTGGATCCGTTCCGACGGGTCCAGGCGCGGCGCCGCCTTCAGCATGTGCATGTCCGGCTCCAGGTCCGCCGACGGGATCTGCGTGTCGTGCGGCGGCAGGAGCTGGAGATTGTCGAAGTTGCCGGGAGGGATCACGCCGGGCCCGGCGCCGAAGCTCTTCGGGACGCCGTAGCTGATGTAGTCGCGCGGGTAGGCGACGTCGACCCCGGCCAGCGGGTCGTGCGGGAACTCGTCGTCGCCGCCGAACTCACCGAGACCTTCGTTGAATGAGTTCATCTCGGATTTCCCCACGACGTTCTCGATCGGACGCTCCGGCCAGCGAGCGAAGAGCTTCGCGTCGACCGGCGGGCGCCAGCCCGGATACGCGCCACCCGTCGAGGCGTCGAGCGCACGCCAGTCGTTGCCGACCAGGAGCGACGTCCAGACGTGCGAGAACTCGTCCGGCCGGGACCGGTCGACCTTCGCGGTCTCGAAGGCGTACTGGTAGCCCAGGACGCCGCCGAGCGTGGCGGTCACGATCGCGAAGGTGTCGCAGTCACCGACGAAGAGTCCGGGGCCGGTGTAGGTCCCGTTCTGACGCGCCTCGATGATCGGCCGCATCGCCTCGATCGGATGCTCGATCTTCTCGATCTGGAAGGGATCGCGCTGGAAGATGCCGTGCTTCGCGACCCAGTCGAAGATCGCGTCGGCCGTCTCCGCGCTCGAACCGCGCCGGTCGCCCGGCACCGACGCGCGGATCCAGGTCGCGATCTTCTGGAAGGTCGGGTCGAGCTTCCCGAGCGCGACCAGCTTGTGCATCTTCTGGATGGTGGCCTCGGTGCCGACCACGCCGCGATCGAGACCCTCGACGGTCGAGCTCATGCGCGACCTCGAGAAAAAACGGAGGCCCCCGCGCCGTAACGCGGGGCCCCCGGGAAGAAGAAAGACGTGAGAAGAGGAGCGCGGAGGTGGACGCCGCGGTGCGACGAACGGACCATCGAAGGTCAACTCCGCGTTGCGCGGCCTTCGGTCCGTCTACTTCTAGTGGACCCTATGCCTTGACAGCCTGTCGGGGCAGGATTCGGATCGTCGTCGATCCGTCACCCAGGACCTCTACAACGAAGTTCGCACGACAGTTGCGATCGTTGCAGATGGTCTCGACCACATGGAACCGGCCCTTCAGTGCGAAACGTCCGCACTTCGGGCAGATCACCGTGATCTCTTTCCCCATCTCCGGCATAAAAAAAAGACCGCGACGAGAGTCGCGGCCTATCTCGCTCCTAAGAGCTCCTGTGCCGATCTACAAGTAACATTCTGCGACCTTGTGGCTCTTATGTCAAGCGGAAATCGAATTTGACTAGCGCGGCTTCCCGCGTCCCAGGAGCGCACGGAGCATCAACGGGAATCCTCCCTGGTCGGCGACGACACGAATGTCCTCGCGGAGCCCGCGGATCTCGTCGAGCACTTCGTCCAGTACGTCGCGCATTCCGTCCTTCGGCATCATCAGCGACTCGATCAGGCCGTTCATGACCTCGATCTGCTTGTTCGTCAGCTCGATCTGCTTCTTCGAGACGGAGGCGAAGTTCGTCGTCGCCTCCGCCAGCTCCTCGAAGGCTCGGATGAACCGCTCGCGCTGCTTGCGAACCTGCTCGTCAGCGGGATCCGCCATCTCAAAGTCCCCGTGTACACGCGATCATCGAATGGAAGCGACCTCGATCGAAGCGAGGTCGACGGTGCCGGTGCCGCCGGTCTTCTGCGCCTTCAGAAGAACACCTGGAAATGCAGGATCAGGATCCGGCGTCAGGAGTCGGACCCACATGTCGGCGAAGATCTTCCGGAAGTCCTCCACGGTGAAGCGCCAGTAGTCGTGTGGATAGCCGTGGTACGGGAAGCCAGGACCCCTGGTCGTCATGATGAGAAGGCCGCCGGTCCGCAGGACCTGCTTCATCTGGTCAACCGCGGTCCGCCAGTCCTTCGCGTGCTCCAGCATCTCCGTCGAGACGACGACGTCGAACTGCTCGACGCCGAAGTGCTTGACGATGTCCTTCACGTCGAGGACGACGTCGACACCCTTCTCGCGGCAGAAGTCGACACCGACGTACTTCCTCGGCCCGTGGTTCAGGAACGCCTCGCGCGGCGAGCCGTTCACATCCTGCGAGCCGACCTCGAGCAGCTCCTTGCCGCGGATCTCGTCCGCGTCGATCTGCTCACGGAGAAACCGCATGACGCTCGGATGCATGATTCCCCCTCTCATGATTTCGGATACAGTCCGGTGCGTGCGGCGCGAGCGCACCGTTGTGACCGTGGACGGCGATCACCGGCTCGTTCCAGACGATCGACGCCTCTCCCGCGGCGTAGAGCGCGGCGGTCGAGCGGATGAACTCGAAGTCTCCCTGGTACGTGTCGGCCCAGTAGCCGAGCCGGTCCCGACGGTTCGGGAAGGCGATCATCTGTGTGCTGACATTTCCACAGACGACAGCGGGTCTCTTCCAGATGGTCCCCTCGCGATAGAAGAGCCGGAAGAGATGCGGACGGTCGGGCTCACGCTTGAGCGCCGTGCAGACCTTCTCGATGGCGCCGATCACGACGCGGTCGTCGTCGTCGAAGGACATGATGTGCGTGCCGCGGGCACGCTGGAAGGCGGCCCGACGCTGAGCGTTCCCCCAGGTCTTCGTCGGCGCCGTCTCAAAGTATCGGATCGCCGCTTTTGAGGTCGGAGCGACCTCGTCGACGATCGCCGCGGCGGACGGCTGTGGCCCGTCACCGACGACCAGGACCTCGTCGACGTCCCGGAGCTCCGCCGCGAGGTCCAGAAGAACGTTCCGGAGCACCGGGCGACTGACGGTCGGGACGGCGACGGTCAGTGAGACGGTCACACCTTCCTCTTCGTCACGAATAGACTGTTCTCCCGGCCTGGGGTCGCACAGGACATGAACGGTTCGAGGACGCCGTCGGCGATCAGCCCTTCGACGACCGCCTTCACGCCGGGGAAGTCCGGATTCCAGTAGTCGTGGAAAGCGACGAAGCGTCCCGGCGCGACGGTCGGCGCGTAGTTGATCCAGTCGTGCAGGACCGAGACGCGATCATGCGCCCCGTCGATGAAGAGGAGCGACAGAGACCCAAGGTCTGCGTGAACGCCGGAACGCGAGCGGATCGGGACGACGGGGCCATCCGGCGAGAGAAGTCCGGGTCCGCGGACGTTCTCCAGGAAGATGTCCCAGGTCGGCGGCACCGGTTGACCTGGGATCTGACCCTCGTGCGGATCGATCGCGAAGACAGAGACTCCGGACCCCTTGGCGGCCCCGCCGAGCACGATCGTCGAGCGCCCCTTGTAACTGCCGATCTCGACGATGCTCTCCTTCGGAAACATGTTGACCGCCGCGACGGCGACGGCGTAGAGGAGCGAGATATCCTGATCGGAGAACCAGCCGTCTACACGCCGGGCGTGCTTCATGGTCTCCAGGAGATCCAGGTTCTTTTCCGTCATCGGATCACTTCGTCTTTTTCACGCCCTGCCACTCGCGCTGGATCGAGAGGAAGAGCCTACGAAGGTAGCTGGCGACGTTCTCGTCCTCGCCCGCCTTCTTGATCTCGGAGATCTTGTCGGCGTCACCCCAGGGCGAGAGCAGCGTCTCCAGCTTCTCGCCGGAGTCGACGCCGTCGAGCTGATCCAGCATCTCGTCGTCCAGGAAGTCGAGCGCATCCTCGACCACGTAGGTCTCGATCTTCGACTGGGTCAACGCCTTCTGCGGATTCCCCTGGCGGAGCTCCGAGCGGATGCCGTCCAGGACGAAGTTGACGGAGTACTTGCGATCGTACTTCATCTCGCCGGGCCGGATCGGGAACGGGATCTTGACGGTCTCGCCGTTCGCGCCGAGCATCGGGAACACGCCGTTCTTCACGTCCTCTTCCTCCTTCTGGGGTTCGGGTTCCGGTGCGGGAGGCGGCTGGGCGGCGACCTTCGGCTTCTGCCGGAGGTCGTGCGGTTCGAGGGCGACCTTCTTGACGACGCCCTCGGAGGTCTTCGTCGTCGAGACGACGCGCGAGGCGAGCTGGCGCGGCGGAACCACGGGCGGCTTCACACCCGGCGTGAGCGGGAGCGCGACCAGCTTTCCGGTTCTCGGGTCCTGGGCGAGCTGGTAGCCCTGGGCGGCGAGGTCCTCCTGGACCTTCCGAGCCGCCGCGTTCGAGGCCTCGGCGTAGACCCGCTGGAGCTGCTCCTTCGACAGCGGTGCGCCGCCGCTCGCAGCGGTCTCCTGGTCCATCTTCTTCTCGACGTAGGTCTTCGCGATCGGCGCGAACTGCTTGATGGCGAGCTTGAGGGCGCCCTCCAGGTCCTCGACGTTGTCCTCGTCGGTCGCCTCCTCGCCTCCGCCGCCTCCGCTCATCAGGCGGTCCATCGACATGTCGATCAGCTTGTTCTCGATCTCGGAGAGTCGGCCGACGCCCTTGTTCGGCGCGGTGCCGGTGATCGTCTGGAACTTCTGGAACCGGTCCAGCATCTTGTCCATCGGGTCGCCGGTCTCGGCGGGTATGGCCGGAGCCTTCTGCTTCTCCGTCAGCGCCTTCATCATCTCGGCGAAACGCGCGTCGTCGGACTTCATCTTCTCTAGCATGAATTTCATGGTCGGATCTTCACCGGGCTGGCGGGCCGGGGCGCGTAACAGCTCGGAGACGACCTTGGTCAGGTCCGCGATCGAGCCCTGCATCGCGGCGAACCGGTCGTCGGTCTTCTTCGCCTCCATGTCGCGCCGGAGCCGCTCGTTCTCCTCGCGCATCTTGCGGAGCTCGTCGCTCTCGGCGGTCTGCGTGGACCTGTTCGGCTGCTCGATCTCGTCTTCGAGTCGCTTCGCCTCGCGCTCCAGCTCGCGCGTCTCCTTCAGGATCCTGGCCCGCTCGACGCGCCGCTCGGCGTCCTGGCGCAGTTTCGCCAGACCGTCGGTCTCGCGCATGGTCGGGTCGCCGGTCGGGATGTCGATCTCGCGCTCCGGCTCCGGAACGTTGATCGTCACGCCCTCGATGTACGGGGGCTCGTGCGGATCCGGATGCTCGATCGTGAAGTGACCGAGGATCTTGTTCTCGCCCTCGGTCGTGTCGGGATGGATCGTGCATTTGTACTTCGAGCCGCCCTCCTTCTCGAAGACGAGCTCCTCGATCTCCGCCTTCGTCGTCGGGCAGGTGAATCGGCCGCGGATCCGCAGGTTGGTCGCGACGTCCTTGCCGTCGGGGCCCTGAACCACGCGCGGCTTCTGTCGCGTGACGATCACCATGTTCTTCCCGTCGGAAAGAAGGTCGGAGATCGGGTCGTCAGGTATACCGGGTTCGTTCGACGGCGTCGAGACCGGCAGGTGCTTCGCCATCTCCCCGCCGAATCGCTTCGCCGCGGCACGCGCCGACTTGTCGGAACCCTTGATCGTCAGCTGGACTTGCGCGGGCTCCTCCTCGGTCGCGACGACGGTTTCCGTCTCGGTCTCCTCGGCGACGCCTCCGTTGGAGGACGCGACGTCCTGCTCGTCGGGCTCACGGTTTTCGTTTTGGGAGGACGGGTCTGAAGAAGGAGTGCTTTTCCGCGGCTTGCGCGACATTCCAGGCCTCCAAAGCATGAGGTGAAGAGATGAAACCCTTGAACAAATGGATCAGGCAGTATATATGGACCGAACCGTTCTTACAGAGACGTGCGAAACAGTAGTGGGGCTCCACTTGTTTCGAGCCGAACATGACGTTCGAGAGGGGGCAGAAAGCCTTGACCTGCGGAAGATCGGCGCCTCTCTCCTTCCCCATGGGCTATTTATACTATAGACACCCCCTCCCAGGTCAACAAAATTCCGAGTAACATTTTGCACTTGACTGGTTCAAGAATCAGGGTATACTCCTGTTCGTGGGCACCAATGCAGAGCATCCGATCCTTCGCGGCCGGGGTAAGGGTTCGTCCGTCGTCGGTGGCGGTGCCCACACACTTCTGACCGACAGCACGGGCGAACGGGCCGCGAAGGATCAGGCGCTCTGCTAGGGATACCCCGGACGTCGCGGAGAGGAACCGCGGACGGCCGGTAGGAAGAAGAAGGAGGAACCCGTGGTCACGAGAGCGCCGTCGCCCGCCGTAGGAAAAAAAGAACTGGCACCCTGGCTCTTCACCGCCGAGCAGCTCCTCGCGCAGTTCACCCCCGGAAAGACGCCCCGCCCCCAGCAGAAGTACTTCCTGGAGCGGGCCGCCGCCGCCTTCGCCGCCGGGAAGCGCGTCGTGGTCGGCGAGCTGCCCACGGGCGCGGGCAAGACCGACGCCTGCAAGACGCTGGCGAACGCGCTCCGGTCCGCGGGCAAGTCGTCCTTCATGCTGACCTCCCAGAAGATCCTTCAGGATCAGTACTCGGCCGACTACCCCTCGCCGGACATCGAGACCATCAAGGGCCGCGCGAACTACCCCTGCACGCACCGGGACGCGCACCCGGACGGTCAGAACGCCGCCGACGGCGTCTGCCGTTCGCAGAACAAGGGCATCCTGAAGGAGTGCGTCGACGAGGTCGAGGCGGGCCCGATCGCCCGCACGGCCGACGTCTCGATCCTCCAGGCCGCGGTCGGTCTGGGCCTGACGCCATCCTGCCACCACTGCCCGTACTGGGCTCAGCTTCAGCGCGTCCACGACGCCTCGATCTCGCTCTTCAACTTCTCCAGCTTCCTCTTCCAGCAGCGGATCGGCCGCTTCGCGCCCCGCGCCCTCATGATCGTCGACGAGGCGCACAACACCGAGAGCCAGCTGATGAACTTCGTCACGCTGGAGCTCTCCGAGTGGGCGCTCTCCCTGGTCAACGTCAAGATCGATCGCGAGATCCGCACGAAGCAGGAGTTGCTCAACTGGCTGGCCGACACCGATCTCGTCCAGCTGATCCTCCGGCGCATCAAGCAGGCCGAGAGCGACACCCGCGACGCCGACGAGGATTCCGACAGCCTGGGCGAGGCCCTCTCCGGCGCCGAGCTCGACGCGCTCAAGGAGCTCGACGCCAAGATCGCGAACTTCATGGCCTTCCTGGAGAAGACGGAGTGGCTCCTGGAGGTCCAGCGGTACAACGACAAGCGGACCGGCGACGAGCGGAAGAAGATCGTCGCGCGGCCCCTCTACGCGAAGGACTTCGCCCAGGACCTGCTTTTCCGGCACGCCGAGCGGCTCGTCTTCATGTCTGCCACGATCCTCGACGTCGAGGTCTGGGCTCGGAACCTCGGCCTCTCGATGGACGAGGTCGAGCTGGTCCGCACGCCCTGCGACTTCCCGGTCGAGAACCGGCTGATCTTCAAGGAGTACTGCGGGAACTTCGGCTTCAAGTACTTCACCCGCGAGCAGAACCCGAAAGACCCGACCGAGCCGAAGTTCGTCCGCAAGGTCGCGGAGCTCCTGGAGCGCCACAAGGGCCAGCGCGGGATCATCCACTGCCACTCGTTCAACCTCGCCAAGATCCTGTACAACGGCATCGACGGCCCGAACGCCGACCGCCTGCTCTTCCAGGAGCACTTCGAGAACAAGGACGAGATGCTCCAGGAGCACGCCCGCCGGACCGACTCCGTCATCGTCGCTCCCGCCATGCACGAGGGCCTGGACCTGAAGGGCGACCTCTCCCGCTTCCAGATCATTGCCAAGATGCCCTGGCCGAACATGCAGGACCGGGTCATCAAGATGCGGATGGACCGGGACGCCGCGTGGTACTCCTGGCTCTGCGCCCTCAAGATCGTCCAGTCCTACGGCCGGTCGATCCGCTCGAAGGACGACTGGGCGACGACCTACCTGCTCGACGCTGGCTTCGAGTCCTTCATGTGGCGCTCCGCGAAGATGCTCCCGGACTGGTTCCACGAGGCGCTCCGGCGCGGCGCCCCGACGCAGGCCCAGGTGCGGCGATGAGCCGCATCGAGGTCCGCGAGGAGCGGAAGGATCGCTACTGCGTTCTCCGGATCGACACCATGTTCGATCCGGAGAATCTGAGGCGAGGCTTCCAGGCAAGAGTGACCACCTACGCCGAGCAGGACTTCTCGTTCGAGAGCAACGACTACCACTGGAAGCGGGCGACGATCTCCTGGTACTCCGTCGGCTCGGCGAGCCCGGAAGAGGCCGAGGCCTACGCGAAGGCCATTACGCTCGCGATCGAGTACGCCAGGAAGATGGACGTCGAGCACGGCTTCACGGTCGTGACCACGAAGGTCTGATGCTGACCTTGACGATCGTCCTGTGCGGCCACTGCCGGAGTCCCCGGCCGACCGAGGTGCGCGGCGCCGAAGACCTGGAGCCCGGCCTCTACGAAGCGAAGATGGAGCTCCTGCACGGGATCTGTATCCCCTGCAGCACGAAGACCAGCCCGAAAGGAGGTGTGACCCAAGGCGACACGGGCAAGCGAAACAATCCCGACAAAGAGGAGAGGTAGTTTTCGAAGGTTAGTGGGGAAGGGAAGAAGGAGGAACATGTTCGTCAAAGCGCAGCCGGTCCGCCGGAGATTCAAGGTCGCCCTCTCCGGCATTTGGAAGACCGGGAAGACACGGGCGGCGCTCAGCTTTCCGAAGCCCGCGGTCATCGACACGCATCGCGGGACGGACCTCTACGACGAGAAGTACGACTTCTACGTCACGCACGTCTCGACGTACAAGGAGACCTGCTCCGAGATCGACTGGCTCCGGGTCAACGCTGTGAAGGAAGGCATCGAGACGCTGGTCATCGACGACATCTCGACGATCTACGACGACGTGATCGGGGTGACAGCGGCGTGGCGGAGCAACAAGTCTGGCACGAACGCTCCGCTCAACCAGGGGGACTGGGGCATCATCAAGCGGACCTGGAAGAGCTTTCTCCAGATGCTCCTCCGGCTCGACCTGAACGTCGTCCTGGTGACGCGCGAGAAGGACGAGTACGAGGAGACCCAGAACGCCCGCGGCGAGGAAGTCCGGAAGAAGACCGGGAACGTCGTCATGGACGTCGACCGTCAGACGGCGTACCTCTTCGACTTCATCCTGCACCTCTACACCGAGGACAATAAGAAGGCGAAGACCTCGTCGCACTTCGTCCGGATCGAGGGCACGCGGCATCACTCGCTCCCGAAGTACTCCATCCACGACATCACCGGCAAGCGCATGTACGACGATCTCTTCGAGCCGATGAAAGCCGATGTCGAGAAGGGCCTGCGGGTCACCGACGAGCCCGCGCCGGAGAAGCCGGAAGAGCCGATCGCCCAGGATCTGGCGACGGAGCCCGGCGCCCCGGAGGATCCGCCCGCGAAGCCACCGGCCAAGCCGGTCAAGGCGACCCCGCTCTCGAAGCAGGAGCAGGAGAGCGTCAACGAGATCAAAGAGGCGTTCGGCATCGTGAAGCCGTCTCCGGACCAGCCGGAGGCGTCTCTCGAAGAGATCAAGGTCCTGATGACCAGGGCGGGCGACATGTTCTGGCCGGATGACGCGGCGAAGTGCCGCCGCCAGAGCTGCTCGCTCAAGGGGCATAACCACGTCCCGTTCAAGTCCGCGGACGCCAAGAACATGATCAAAGGGATGTACGGCGTCGACTCGTCGAAGGAGCTCCGCAAGCCGCAGATCGACTTCCTGTACGAGGAGTTCGGGAAGGTCCTTTCCGGCCGGGCTTTCCTCGATCGCGACGGGCAGGGGAGCGTCTACGTGGCGACTCCGATCGGGGTTACGGAAGAGGAGGTGAAGCGGAACGTTCTCGCGTACGCGAAGTAGTTCGTGGAGTCCAGTCGTGCGGCCGGGGTAGCTGATGACTGGCTCTGGAAGAGGGAAGGTAGTTTCGAAGGAATGAAGGAGAGACTCATGGTCCACGATCCCAACAATCCGTTCAACGATTTCGAGGACGATTTCAAGAAGGCCGACAAGGCGGATCCGGCCTCGACGCCGGGTCGCGTCCCGCCCGAGACGTACAAGTTCATCCTGACGGCCCAGGAGCTGCGCGAGGGCGACGGCACCATGGCCGATCACGAGACCTTCGTCGCGAACTCCGGCACGAAGGGCTTCAAGCTCTTCTGCGAGATCGTCGAGCCCGAGTCGGTGCCGAATCCGAAGACCAACGAGCCGCACCGGACGAAGGGTGTCGTTCTCGAGCACGTCTTCTGGATCACCCAGAAGAACCTCCCGTTCGTCAAGCGGGACATCGCGACGATCCTCGGCCGCGAGATCGAGTCGCTCGGCGAGCTCGTCAAGATCACCTGGGCGGGCCGAACCTTCGAGGGCGTCGTCAAGGATGAGACGCGCGACGGCTACACGAAGTCCAAGATCGGCTTCATCAATCCCTGGGCGCCGAAGGCCGAGGAAGGGGCCAACAAGCACGGCGTCGCGACCTCTTCCAAGGACGAGACGAAGAAGGTCGACAACAAGGCCGACCAGAAGGCCGCCAAGGGCGCCGCGCAGGCCGCGGGCGCGAAGGGCGGCAAGCTCGACTTCTAGAGTTATCTGCGGGGCGGCGGCTCGTGACCCCGTCGCCCCTTCTCTCTCTGCTGTCCAGGGGATTCCTCCCCCTGGACAGCGCTAGAGAGAACCATAGATGGGCAAGGGGACGGGGAACGGTAGCAAGGGTTGAGAGGGGTCCGATGGCGGACACGACGTCGGGGCGAATCGCTCCGACTCAGTTTGTAAAAGAGCTTTGGGGAATCGCGCCGCACGACTGGATCGTCGAGTTCAACCTGCTTCAGTACAGACCGACGCAGGATGATCCTGGCGCCCAGAGGATGCGGGCGCTTTTCTACACCGTCGAGCAGGTCTTGAACGACTGGGGGCCGATCGACGCGGCTCTCCTCCACCAGAACAAATCCCAGGTGGAGAACGTCCATCACGGCGTCAACCCGCGCTTCCGGCGACCCCGGAAGCACGGGACAAACGCCGACGTTTCGCACTACGTCGCGATCTGGGTCGACGCCGACTTTCACGGCCAGGAGGAGGCGGTCCGGAAGCATTTCTTCGACACCGTGAAGGAGCTCGAGTCGAGCCACGGTCTCTTCCCGTCCGTGATCATCGAGTCCGGCCGCGGGCTGCACGCCTACTGGCTCTTCGACAAGCCGTACACGGTCGCCCAGGCCCGGCCGGTCTGCGCGGGAATCCAGAAGCACTTCAACAGCGACACCGTCCACGACCCGCGCCGGATCCTGCGGCTGCCCGGCTTCGCGAACCTGAAGGATCCGAAGGATCCGCGCTGGTGCCAGATCGCTGACGCGACCTGGACCCGCTACCCGATCGAGCGGTTCAAGGACTTCACGATCGTCGATCTCAAGAAGTCGAAGGAGGATCTGGAGACTGAGGAGGAGGAACGCGCTGTCCGGGAGCTCGACACCTCGAAGTCCCGGGATCCGAAGCTCCAGGAAGTCCTCACGAAGGGCGTCGACGAGTCCGGTGGTCCTCACGGCGGACGACATCTCTCCGCCACCGCTGTCGTCGGCTACTTCTGCCGCTTCTCAAAGACCAAGAGAATCGCCGAGACGAACTCCGAGAACTGGAACAAGAACCTCTGTCGTCCGCCTCTTCCGGATGAAGAAGTTCAGCGGATGGTCGACGACTTCTGGGCGAAGGAGGAGGTCCGCCGGGCAGAGCGCAAGGAGGAGAAGCGCCTCCTCAAGGAGAAGGAGAAGGAGCTCCGGAAGTCCAGCGAGGACGACGGACCGCCCTGGTGGAAGGACGGCGAGTTTCTCCCGGAGGCGCTGGCCCGGCACGTTTGCGCCCGGGACCGGATCATCGCGACGCCGATCGGCGACGACTACAAGGGCGTCACTCTCTACGTATACAAAGACGGCGCCTACCGCTCCAGGCTCGGGACCGTCGTCGAAACGGAGGTCCGGAACGCGCTCGCCCGGGACGCGAAGCCGGAACGGATCAATCAGGTCCTGGATCTTATCCACCGCTCCCAGAAGATCGACTACGACGAGATTAACCACCGGGCCTGCGAGCTCATCAATGTCCAGAACGGGATGCTCGATTGGAGGACCGGCGAGCTCCACCCGCACGATCCGAAGTACCTCTCAACGATCCAGATCGCCGCGGACTACGAGCCAAACACAAAGTGTGAGGCGCTCAACAAGTTCTTCGCCGAGGTCTTCCCGGCCGACTGCGTCGCGTTGGCGGAAGAGTTTATCGGCTACCTGCTCATCCCGGACACCCGGCTCCAGAAAGCCTTCATCGCTGTCGGCTCCGGCGGCAACGGGAAGGGAACCTTCCTGAAGCTGCTGACCTCGCTGCTCGGGAAAGAGAACGTCTCGACGCTCGACATTCACACGCTCGAGGACGACAAGTTCGCGACGGCGGCCCTGGTCGGGAAGCTGGCGAACATCCATCACGATTTAAGCCGGAAGCAGCTGGAATCGACCAGCCGCTTTAAGACGTTGGTCTCCGGAGATCCGATCTCCGGCGAGAAGAAGTTCAAGGATGGCTTCACCTTCCGCCCCTTCGCCCGACTCGTCTTCTCCGCCAACGAGTTTCCGCGCTCCGAGGATAAGACGAACGCCTACTTCCGGAGACTCATCTTCGTCGAGTTCCCGAACTCATTCTCCGGCGCCGCGGGTGAGGTGCTCGACTACGACCGGGTCCTCGCGCGGACCCCAGGCTTCATGTCGGCACTCCTGAACCGCGGGATCGCCGGACTCCGTAGGCTCATGGAGGTCAACCGCTTCTCGATCTCCGAGACCAGCACACGGACGATCGAGCAGTACAAGCGGGAGTGTAACTCCGCCTACGACTTCGTCCAGGAGTTCTGTCACATGGAGGAGTGGGGCTGGATCCCACGGAACGAGATGTACCAGAAGTACGACGGCTGGTGCCGAGACAACGGCTTAAAGCCAATGAGTTCAAAGAACTTCGTGAACGGGATCCGGGACACAAAGGGTATCAAGGAGGTCAAGCGAGAGGGGGTCCGGGGTTGGCTTGGGATCTCCTGGGCGAACGGCGCACCTCGTACCAGCGCCGACGAGATTGCGGCCTTCGGGAAGGATGAGAAGGGGGCCGCGAATGCCTTCTAGGTCACCCATAATGGCGGGGCACTTCGGAGTGGCAGCTGGTGCCCCGGACACGGCCTTATATCAGCTTGATTACAGGCACTTTGCAGGCGGAACGCAGTCCGGGGCACGACGGGGCACGAGAATGCTTTATATTACGGCAGGTTCCTATCGCTAACGGTTTAAATGGTTTCCATATGGAAACAGGTAGAAAAGAGTATATGGAAATCCTGGGAGTTTATAAGGCGACTAAGTGCCCCGTCGTGCCCCGAACTAACCCATAAATTCTATGAGCGCATTACTTGTTCGCCTCAAAGACCTCGGTGGCATGTACCTCCAATCTGAGGTCATCGTCGATTTCTGGAAGAGAGTTGAGATCGTTCCAGACAAAGAAGTCTGCTGGCGTTGGAGGGGTGATATCGATAAGCAGGGGTACGGA